GGGTCCTCCAACAGCGCCGCAACCAGGTAGTCATTCGACTGCCAAGAGTGGGGCCGCTACGATAAGTGCCTGACCCTCAACCTCTGGGAACCGCGCTGACCGTTCCGGGATCTATCAAGTACCCCGGGCGTGTTTTGCGCCAACCCTTTGGAAGAGCCAGGCCAGTTATGAGCTCTTGAGGGCGTCGGTACCCTTTCGGGGCCTTCGCCTTTTACGACTATCTCCACGGGTTGGTGTTACGTCGCGATTCTGGATGGCGTGAGCCAGCGTTTCATCGCTGACCCCCGTCAGAGCCAGAGCGCGGATATCATTAATACCGCGGATCATAGAAGTCAAGTGGTTCATGACTGTTACTTTCGCAGTGGCCATGGTCTTGCTTTTCCTTGTAGACAAGACTGCAAAGGGATCGAGAAAGAGGCGTACATCCAAGTGTAACCACTGGGATATATCGTCCGATTCTCTCACCCGATGTGCCTTGTCGAACTCCAACTGCAAGCCTGCGATATTTCTTCGCAGGACTGCAAGAGGAGCCAAGGAAGGCAGTATCGATTGGGCATCCAACCCTTCAGGAACCAGACTGATGAGTTTACTACTTTCCAATTGGAAACGACGTAATTCACCAATCTGATTCTTGATCGCTCCTTCTAGCACTCTTGCCTTGCATTCGTTTAGGAGAACTCCGATGGAAATCGGAGCCCTCTTCCACGCGAAGCAAGACAAGCCGCCTGGTCCTAGAGCCTCGGCGAATAAACCCGCCTTGGTCTTTCGGATCAGCCTAGTATCCTCTTTAGAGGGTAATAGGTAGAACTTCCACGCTTTGTCTGCGAGACGCTTACCCAGCGCCCCGCGACCTAAAGTGAGGAAGAGTTGAGCGAACAAGCCCCGGGATCCCAACATGCTAGACCGAGGAGCCCAGCGCGTCTCTACCTCTCTGAACCAGGTTACGACATCGTAGAACGAGATATGCTTAATTGCTGAGGTTGGGACAAAGTCCTCCCCCAAAGCTTTCAGCTTATCACGCGATACGAATGTAATAGCCTCGAACAGGGAGCCTAGAGGCGCACCGAAGATTTCATGACCACGATGAATCCACCTCTTTGCAAATTCGTATGTGTCTTGCGACACATGCGTCTTATGCTCGGAGACGGAAACACCTAGCCCCTCGAGAATCGTGCGGTACTCCGCGGCGACTACATCGTTAGCGATAACGATGTCATCACCGAGGAGTGCATAGTTACTAAAAGATACGGGAAAACCCGCTCTCTTAGCAGCTAAACGCACGACGACATGGTGGCTAAGCGCAAATGTAGCCCAAGAGCTATACGCACCCATGGGTTGGCCGCACGCGTACCGTAAGGTATCGCGCCGGTTACCCCAGGAGATTGTATAGTC